AGCACGTTTGCCCGATTGATTCTTTTCGTTTGTTGCAGGACCACAAGCAAAAAAGATATCGGCAAGTTGACGGAACAATTATGCTGTTTTCTAGACCGAGTGTAGGTTAATCGCTTTTCAGATGGTTGTCGATCAACCTCGGCAGTCATTTATATTCTTCTGCCCACAACAAACAAAAAAGCCTATCTCGAAAGATAGGCTAAACGCTCCAAAGCGTTGGTATAAGGAGAGTACAACCCTATAACCCCTGTTGATAACGTTGGTTTATAGGGCATATTTTGCTCTTCGTGCAAAATCCGTGCAAAATAATTCCCGAGGATAATTTGACTATTAATCATAAAATTTCCCTTATTCGCTTTACACACAGAACAAACGTTCGTATAATCTGTGTAAGGAGTGATTGATATGCAAATACCGTTAGCGCATCAAAGAACTTATGCATTAGAAAGATATTACTACGAGTTTATCGAAAGAATGGGTCCAGCTCATCTATTATACGATCAATTTGCTAAAACTATGGATAATTTTGGGAAACCCTACTTTACCGTGCCATCAAGCTATAGTCATTATCCAAAAGAATTGGCTTTTGTATTTAAAAAAGATGGTGACAACTATCTGTTTGATCACGTTAGAACACAAGATAAAATACTTAGGAAGTACGATCCTAATGAAAAATATAGACCTGGCGGTAACTAAGATGAATTTAATAACAATGTATGAGCAAGGCTACCTATCTTTTTCTGAGTTTATAAATGATTTCCCAAACTCAATTTCTGAATCACAGGAAGCTTTATACGGCGCAAAATGTGTCGAATTTTATGTTGCTGTCACTTTAGGTAAAACGGATTGTCGCTATTATGTACAACGCTATGGAGGCGATTGTTATGAAATCGATGAAAGGTGTAGTTTCCAAGATACGTGTGTTGAAGATGAGCAAGACCCCTTTGGTGCGGTTTTCGCTTAACGAAGTTAACTGCTTGATTGCTGCACACAGTTTGAACTTCCTAGCTGATGTGGACGAAGGGATACAAATTGTTGTGTCTGGTGAGTATAACAGTCGGAAGCAGTTTGTTGCGAAGAAATATTCGGTGATTGGTAAGACGAAGATCATGATTGATTTTGAAGCAATGAAGAATCATTTATCATCCTAAAAAATTTTTGATTCTCACCCCTTTTTGAAACTGTAGTTTCTATTTTAACCTAAAAAACACTATATAACACTTTACAGAAATTATAATTTCTGTTATTATGTGATTAAAATAATGAAGAGGTGATTTAATTGGATCAAATTTTAGAAAATATAAGAGAACTATTTGCATCAAATATCTCAACATCAAAAATTGAGAGTTACACAGGTATAACAAGTCAAAATATCAATAAATATCGGAGAGGTGAAACAGATATAGCGAGAATGAGCCTTGCAAACGCAAAAAAAATTAATGATTATTACCTATTTCTAGAGAAGAATAAAACTTTCAAAAAAAATGATTTAGATAGACTGGATAGTATTTTCGCTTATGATTCTTTAGATAATAAAGTTAAAATGCTACTTATTACAAGAATCGTTGATCAAAGAGCTAATCAGCCTGAGCTACAAGGATTTCATTTAGGTTACAATTCAAATAGTGGGTTTATATATACTCAAATTCATTCAGGAGTAGGATCAGGACATCCCGTTTTTGAATTTACTGAAAACCAATTTTATGTTATTCCCACTCGTTCATATGTCAGTCAAACCGCTGGAATGATTATAGAACGAGTCGATGTAAGTGATATTGCTCCAATTCCAAAGTGGTTCTTGTTCAAGAGATATATAGATGATATTGATAATATCAATGCTTCAATAAAACAAATTAATCGTGTGGAAAATTTTACTTTAGAATACTTTAATACTCAATACGACAGGATTAAATAATAAAGAAGCTCCCTACTCTATTTGAGTAGGGAGCCTTTTTATTATGTTATCTTCTTTACTGTTAAAACGGTGAGCGACCAGCATTCAGATCTCGCTGGATTGCCATGACTAGCTGGCTTTGCGGCGCACTGATAAATCCATCCGCAGTAGTACCCTTAGCACGCTGCATCGCAGTAATTGTTTGCGGACCACATAACCCATCTTGCTTAATACCAAGACGTCTTTGTGTGTCTCGGATGAGGTTGGATCCTTTCAGCGTTGTATCGAAAATGGCCGCATGGATATTTTGATTCTGAGCCTGTCGCCATTGATGACTGATACGTCCGTCTTGAATCTGCATCTTAGTTACTTCTTGCCAACATCTCGCCGTCAATGGTCCAAGCGACCCGTCAACTTTAAGGTGTGTCGGTTGGGTTGGTGTTGGTGTTGGTGTAGGGCTAGGGGTTGGTTGTGGTGTTGGTGTTGCTACTGTAGATCCACCACCATTGCTTGATCCGCTACCACTACTTGAGTAGCCCATCGCTTTCAATGCTGCATTTACTGCACCATCCATTTTTTCGCTTAGAATATCCATGTCCCGTTTGCTATCAATAAAGCCCCACTCGATCAGCACAGCGGTACCAACAGACGCTCGGATCACGTAAAGAGACGTGGTAGCTTTTGCTCCTCGGTTCACCCATCCTGTTGCTTTACAAACCTCATCGCAGATCGCTTGCGCTAGTTTTCGGGCAGTTTCGTTTCCTGCAAAGTACCAAACTTCAAAACCATTCGCTTGGCCATTAAATGCATTCAAGTGGTGGCTGACATGAAAGCTAATACCTACACGATTCATTTTTGCAACAATATTTACTAGGTTAGCATTGGCAGTAGTTCCAGCGTCATCCGTGCAGTCAACTGCCTTAGTCACTTTGATAAATTTTTCGTGAATTGTTTGTGCAACTTCATGCTCTCTTAATCCGTTACCGGCAGCCCCCGGTGTTCGAGCATTATGTCCTCGATGTGAGGTTGAGTTATTATATTTTGTCATTTCTTATTCCTCCATCCCTACATAATAAAAATCATCGATCTTCTCCGTTGGATCATCTGTCTTTTCACGTTGTTTGAGCTCAAATTTAAATGAAGCTGGTTTGTTTTCTTTGGTAAAAGGCGCTATTAATTGGTAAATGGTGCCGCCGGTATGGTGCATAGTGTGTGCCGCATCTTCTACCGGATCTACTTCCTTCACAATTTCTGGTGTTGCTACTGCCTCAAAATCTTTGATAAACTGCTCTTTGTTTCTCATAATTTTTTTCCTCCTAATTTTTAAGCTTTGATAGCTATGTTTTCCCATTTTTTATATGCATCAAAGTAGTACTCATCTTTGTCACCGTTATATGTGATCTCGTAGTACATCCCATCAAATAGCTTTGTGCTCAGTAGTGCCTTGTTGTTTTGCAGTGCCTTAACTTGCCAAACAATAAAAACGTCATCCGGTGCAATCTCTTTCTGATCACTTTTATCCAAGTGATCATTGGTATAACTGACTACTAGTTCTCGACATTTGTCACTAAATTTCTTCTCGTCCATGGTGATTCCTCCTAAATTTTGGTATAGAAAAAGATCAGCCCTTCGACTGATCTTGATTCTCATAGATTGTATTTTCTGTTTCTGACTGACCATCGCCATAGTCCGGTGGATCATCGCTATGAATCAAATGATCCCCTTGGATCACAAATTGATGTCCTAGTACGGCAGCACCTGTCACTAGCACTGCCTGCACGATGTGTTCTGCCGTGTAGCCACCAAGTAAAAGTGGTGTAAAGATTAAACTAATTGCCAGCAATAAAAAAGGAATCCATTCGGTTCTTAGGATCCCTGCATGCTTAACAAAATACCCGATGATCCATAATGCAAGGATCATCACAAGCCCTTCTTCGATGATAAACTGTGTAATGCTCATTTTCTTCCTCCAATCATGTTAAATAGCGTTTTAATCTGCTCTTTTATGGTTGCTAACTCTTTTCCGAATTCTGATTGCTTGTCTTGAATATCCTTAAGCGAACCATTTAAACCATCAATTGATTTGTTTAATGCTTTAAGTGTCTTCCTCATATCTGCGAAGGCACTATAATACTTGGTAAAACCAAAGATTATAGTGCCTGCTAAAGAAGCGATCGCGATCCATTCTGTTACTGTTAGTGCGTCCATCCTATCACCTACCTAGTTCAATTCTTCGATTGGGTTTTCTA